CCGTTGGAGTCGATACGCATGGCTTCTGTTGCTAAAGTATTAGCATCACCAGTAGACCTACGAGTGCGGAATATAAAATTACCAATACCGCCGCCACCTGTACGTTCAAAACCAATGGATGCGCCTACCCAATTAGAAGCCGTCCCACTCTCAGAGAAAACAATTTGTGGCCCTTCTCCAACAATAGCACCATCACCTGTAAGCATTATGTGGCTATTTATAGTACCAGATGTACTTGCACCACGGATAGTTAAATAACCATTAACAGGGTTAGTGTCGCCAATACCCAACGCTTCATCCGTAGCGTCCCAATGGAAGGCTTGGGTTGTACCGTCTGTGGCGTAGAAGTTGATGTCTCCGTTGGAGGCAATGTTTAGTCTTTTGGTTTCTCCTGTAGAAAATGCCAAGGCAATAGCACTACCGCTTCCTGACTCACTATTTATTGTATTTAGATTTCTACCTGAATTAATGATGTGTTCAATTTTAACATCACCAGCGGCAGAGCCAGATGAAGAAGTGATATAAGTACCGCCAGCACTTGCACCTTCAACAGTCAGCCCATCAGCCACAACCGTGCCAGTTACATCAATTCCCGTGGCGGTGGTGGCGAGTTTGAGTGCGTTGTTGTAGTACGAAGTAACTGCACCATCTTCGTTTAGTGCCATAAAATTCTCACCTGCAAGTGATTTGAATCTTAAATTTGTGGCTTGTATATAAAGATGACCAATACCACTTTCATTTATAAAGCTATCGGTAGAATCGGAGAATATTTGTAAAGAAGACCCAGCACCAAAGATGGCCTTGTCGTTGTCGCCAAAATTAATATTAGCAGAAGTAGTCATACCGTCTGTAGTTATAACGCCAGTTACATCAATGCCCGTGGCGGTGGTGGCTAGTTTGGCATTGCCTGCGTTATACAGAGTAACAGCGCCGCCTTCAGCAGCAGCAATCATGTTTTGCGTATCTGCGGCATTGTTCAATTGGAACGTGTTAGTTACAACACGCAATGGTCCAGTACCAGAAGTGTCCGCAATTAGGCTGTAAGTACCCGTATGGTAAATCTGCAAGTCACTGCCAGCACCAAAGATGGCTTTGGCATTATTGGGCATTGTAATGCCGCCAGTATGCACAGTCGCAGCCGTGGTGGTCAGGACGCCTGTTACTAGGGCAGTGCTATTAACAGAAAGACCCGCCGCGCCGCCCAGAATTAAATCATCTGCCGACTCATCCCAAAGCATGTAAGCTCCAGCAGTAGCGCCAAAGAACTTAACGTCATAGCCAGTGTCGTCTACGCCAATTGTGACTGTAGCATCAATTTGTGTCGCTCCATCAATGTCCACAACGTCTAGGTTAGTTGTACCGTCTACGTCTATGTCTCCAGAGATGTCTACAGTGCCTGCGTCATCAAACCTAACACTAGGCGTAGCATCGGCAGAGTTATGGAAACTTAAATCACCATTTGCGTTAACACCAATCTGCCACGATTCGTTTCCACTATTTTCCTGAAACGACAAACCAAAATGGCTGGCGTCTGACTTTACGTTTAAAGGTGTACTTACAAAGAAACTATCGTAAACGCCAAGAGTCAGCCCATCAGCCGTGATAGTAGACTGAACGTCTAAAGCACCAGTCATAGTATCGCCAGTTATCCTGACGAAGCCTGTAGATGTATCTAGTGCTGTCTTAAATTCACCGAATGTAATCTTCTTAGTCTCAGTCGCTGAAGTATCAACGATTGGCAGCAAATCGGTATCTGCTACATTGGCACCCGTAAGTGCCGTTAGGTCTGAAATTCGTTTATCTGCCATTTGTATCTACTCCGATATTATTCTGATGGCTTTGTGGGCCAAGTGACTGACGTTGGGAAGGTGCCTTGATCTGTAATATCAAGTAAGGCTCTACGATAAGCTACCCATTCAGCTTGTGTTTCTTCACTCATGTCAGCCCAACGCAATGGGTTTGAAACGGTCTTATCTACCTCTGAGGACAACAAGAAGTCACGCTGCGATCTTATTTCAGAAGCTAGGCTTTCATTAAGAACTTCAGTGCTAGGTGCTACCCAACTACCATTTGAATATGTGTATAGGTGAGAGGGCCGTTTGGTAACTTGCTTTGCACCGTTTTGAATGTGAGTGGCTATTTGAGCATCAGTTGGCACAACATTAGTTTCAAAGTAATCCCCATTAGCATTTATAAAATATTTTGACATGTTATTAAATCCTATGAGAGTTTTGAGGCTACGTTATTGCTGCTACCAGTTGTTCTATAATAGTGTGTATCTGGAACTATAAAATAGCCATTGTCATATGTTCCGCTATCACCGTCACCCCCGCCTACTCTAAATCCGCCACTGGCAGTTGTGCTAACATATGCGTCTCCACCGCCAGTATTTAGCTGATAGTAGATCGCAATGGCACGACCTGTATTATTTTGATACCAAGTATTAGTTGTTAAAGTAGTGGTAGAGTAACTTTGGGCCACACCTAAAGTATCGGGAATAACTACCTGTGCATCAATAGCCTGAGCCACACGAACCGCAGTCATTAGCTTAGTAGCTTGGACGCCAGCTTCAGCTTCAGCTTGTGTAGCTATCGTTTGGTTAGGCTCAAACGTAGAGGTTCCTTGCGCTACTGTACCAAGTGTAATCCAAAATGTGTTACCTGCGTCCCTAATCTTTAACAGGTCATTAGTTGTATCATACCAGATCATGTTAGCGAACATGGTAGTTGGTTCAAGCAAACCAGAGTTGTTTGTTACAATAGCTGATAAGGCATTGTTTATATCGGTTCTGGCAGATGAAGCCGTTTGGTTGGCAATGTTATAGTCGTGTTGAGCCATTATTAATACTCCACAATTCCTTTTAGCACACTAATAGATGGTGTGACGTTATTTGATATGTTAGCTAATACTGCCTTAAACTTGAACGCACGTCCAGATTTATCACCAGCGGCTACAGTCCAAGCACCCCAAGTGGGTGAACCAGCAGGATCATCATCAGTTGCAGATACATAAGTTGCAACGGAGAAGTCACCAAAGTTTGCATCTTCGTCAGTCCAAGTATCCCAGCTATCTGGCCATTGGCTCCAGTTGTAGGAACTACTAATGTCATCCCAGTTTACTTCACCAGCAACAGCATTAGTGTGGTGTCTGCTTACAGTAATAGCATCTGAAACACGAACAGTTCTGACTGTGGTAGTGTCAATGTATCCTGTGAACTCATAGGTTCCAGTAGCAGGGGCTGTAGCGTAGCTAGATAGCTGAAGTTCACTTGATACGACAGTTGTGTTTGTATTAGTTCCAGCAAAGGTTGGGTTCTCTACATCCTCAACAGCAACACCTAACTGTGGCAAATCTGCTGGTAAGACCACAACAGAAGAAACCTCACCAGCATTACCTGACTTATCGTAAGGCTCTATAAAGAATGTTCCAGATAGTGCAGGATAACTTACAGTAGTTGCTGGTCTTGCAACTTTCTCAATAACCTCAAGAACTGATCCATCAGCCCATACCGCTGAAGTGCTGCTAGAGTGCCATATCTTATAGTAAGACAGGTCTAATGCAGTTGATGCAGTCCAGCTAAAGAAAATACTACCAGCAGAAAGTTGTTTAGAGAAGTTCTGTGGTGCATCTGGGCCAACCGTATCTGCTTCAACAATAATAATCTCAGAGGCAAATTCACCTTTAACACCAAGCGCATTAGTAGCCCTTGCTCTAACTTCATACCTTATTTGAGTGAGACTACCCGCTAATGGAGTGTCAATTTCAAGGATTTCAAAGCGACCAAGATCACCAACACCTAAGACACTGTAGTCTTCGTCTGTGTCTTTCTTGTAGACAACCTCTACATTATCAACACGATCTGCATTTGGTGAGCTTACGTTAACAACCAATACGTTTGTTATCTTTTCATTAACAATCCTGTACTCTTGAGTAAGTGCTACAGCAACAGCAGGAACCAAATAAGGTGACAACAGTGTTGTGTTGTTACTCTCAAAGAGGCTCTCGTCAGCATTCCATTGAAATACACCTGAGCTTAACTCTTGTAGTGTCATAAACACCTCAAGAGCCATCTCACTATTTAAACCAAAGCGCCACTCAACAACCTCAAATACTTTATCAGCAAAGCCTAAACGGGTATTTGTTATTTGAACAAGGTCACCGATGGAAAGCTGATAAGCTCTCATACCAAATGCTCCGCTGATCTTTAGTTGTTCACGATTACGGTAGAGTGCTATCTTAGCAATACGCTGTGCCATTGCTGACGTATCAACATAAGGCAGTGCTAGTTCAAGTTCACTCTCTTGGCCATTGTCCACCGATAGGAATGCGGCTGGTGCCAATGTAGGATAGTTAGTTTCAAAGTAGTTGCTCTCAGGCCCACGAAAGATACCAGTGATCTTATTAAAGCCATCACGGCGTGAGTTACGAGTTTGGATTTGCAGACCTGATCTTAGGTCGTCCTCATCTAACGATAGAACTGTTGATGTGTATGCAGCAGCCTTACATCCCCACTTACCTTGGCTGTACCAAAGCATCCCACCCATAGATGTTAATAGGTTGCTTAGAGCATCCTTTGGGGCAGCTTCGCTGGTGAATGTACCATTTGTTGTGTAACGTAATTGAGTACCACCAGCATCAAGGGCAACAGTCTCATCACAGATATTAGCAGCAGTGGAAAATAACGTATCATCAATCTCAGAGGTAAAGGCTACCCCAGAGGAAATTAAGTAATCACGAAGACATAAAGCTGCATTACTAGAATACGCAGTTGTTTCAGTTCTTGGGTCATAAACCTTCTTACCCTGAACAACAGTGGTGATAACTGGTACACCGTTAGGGAAAGCATCAGCAGAATACTCAAACCTTGCGTAGATGTAGGCAATACCTCTTGCACGGTGGTTACTTGTCCAAAGAAGGCTTTCAGAAACTAGATCGGCATCAGCAGCTTGATCGGCAGTGCCTAAGTGTTTTATAAGACGTACTCTAGAAGTCCTCAAGTATGCACTACCATTACCAGAGCCAGCGCCAGTTGCAGTAAACACAGTGTCAACATTGTTGTTAGCAGCACCTATAGCGACAAAGTCAGTTGGGTTAGGCTCGTCTCCACCGCCGCCAGTATTAGCAATCTTGTAGGTTTTCCCTACGACAAAACTCCCAGCATCTGTTCTATCTTTGGAGTAAGTAATATAACTACTAGGTGCTGTAACATAATTGTCTTCATCAAGGGTAACAAGTTCATCATTAAGATAAATGTCACCAATAGCATTAACTTCATGCCCAGCTACGGCGACTAGCTTATGTAGAAACTTATTATTATTTGTTGTCTCTTGATAGAAGGTAATCCCACCAACACGGGTAGCACCATAGATGATATTTGTAGCAGCGGCAGGTGAAAGTGCATTAACAGAAGCATAACCAGCGCCAGCAGCGCCAGCTTTTGCTTTTGGGGCCAGTGCGTTTAGAGCATAACCTGCTGCAATGTTCACTGCTAAGTTGGCTGCAACAGACCCCCAAAAACCTGTGATGGCCATCCCAGCAAAAGTGCTGCCGACAGCAAATGTTCCAGTTAAAGCCCCGATCAAAGAAGGAATTAACACTTGTGCCATTATTCAAGACCCCAGCATAAAAAATCACTTCTTGGCTTAAAGAATACCAAACCTTCAGCGCCAACAAAAGCGCAGTATTGATTGACGCTTACGCCAAAAGAATACTTGAATATATCTGAGTCTTCCATTGGCATCGCTACGATTGCACCCCTTGGTGGAAATTTAGTGTAAATTCTGTTTAGCCTATCATCAATTGCATTGACTATATCAGAATATTCTCGTTGTTGCATCCACCTATAATATTTTAATGATGCGCCTTTTTTGCTATCATATCCACCAAGGTCTCCATCCGCAAATCCGCTGTTGCGTTGAACGTGGCAAGCATTGTTTGCAAATGTTATGCAGTCATGAAACCCCCATTGAAACGGCTCAAGTCTGACCTCATCAAGATATGCGGCCAAGCGCAAATCCCAATCATGAAATCTCACGCCTTCCTGCCCCAAGACAATGGCTTGTCCTGAAGATCTGGTATAAAGTCAAATGCAAGATCGTTAGCATATCTGGCCTTCTGGCTTGCCGACGTATAGCGCTGCACCC